GATGGGAAACCGCCGCTGTTTGTGTCGCTGTCGTTCATTTGATAGGTTTTATACAGCAGGTTTTTGCACAAAAACGTCACAGCGGCCTTTTTCGCCGTCGTTGCGCCGGAAAGGTAGTCGTGGTCGAAATCAGCGATTTGAAGTGTCATCGTGCCAATGCCGGATAGCTCAACGCCTTTCGTATCGCCAAGGGAAAATAGTTTACCCAACACACCAGCAGCACCCAGCGTGTCGATCTGTGCCCAGCTCAAGTCGTTTAACGGGGACAGGGAAAGATATTGAACTTTTTGTGTGTCGATGGAGACACTTTTGCTTTTTACAGCCCCGGAAATGGTGGCCGAAAACGTCCAATCTCCGTAAGGCAGCCCCTTAAACGTTGCCACGCCGTTGGATGCCGCAACCGCCGTTTTTGTGTCGCTCCCGCTCTGCGCAGTCACGGTGGCACCGCTGGAGGCCAGCACATAGGTAATGCCGAGGATGCCTGCCAAAATTTTGAACGCATCGTCCGGCGTAGCAGTGGGCGGGAGGCCGATCTGAGCGGCGGTTGCATCTTTCAGCAGGTTGGCCTTGTTCAGAGGCGTTCCCACCTGCTGGAATCCTTCGGTGTTGATGCCATTAAGGTCTATCGGGAATGTACCGGCCTGGAGCATTGCCAGGGCGTCCGCCCAGCTAGTCCCAGCGGGTACCGCACTTTTCAGGAATCGGCTGTTACCGGTACCCTTTAATACAGAATCAATCATGTTACACCTCCCCGCTGAAAACTTCGCCGCTGGTTATCAGCGTGATTTTCAGCGATTCGATTGTTTTGTCCAGGTTTTGGAATATCGTTTCGATATTGTTCGCCTGGGAATAAGTTAGGTTGGATAGGGATTCGGGAGCTGGTGGTGTGTTCTCCGGCAGAATGAACGCTGCACGGATGTTTCTTACGTCGCTGATATACTGCGCCGCCTGCTCCGGGGTTGGGATATCACCGTTGGCCCAGTCCGTTTTAGGGGCTACCTCAACAGAGGTACCAGCATCGTCACGCAGTCTGTCCCGAAGGTAAGCTACTGCCTGCCCGACACGATTCATGTCGGTATAGTTGTAACTCCCCTTCATCACGGTCAGAAACTCGGTAATTTCCGCTTCCGTTGCGTTTCCGGTGCTGATTTTCTGGGCCAAACTAACGGCTTCGGCAACATCCGACGCTGTGCGATCCGTGATTAGGGCGTCGATGATACTACCGTTTTCTGTAATCGCTGAACGCTTTACACCCATTGAATCACCTACCATTCTACAATTACACACCCAGGTTTTCCGTTCTCCCCGGCTGTGCCCTCCGTGGCTCTTGCGGCTACATAGGTATGATACATGCCAGTTTCTTTATCCTTACGCTGGGCATACTTACCATTGCGGCCTTGTTTGCCGCCTGCGCCGCCGGAACCTTCCAGGCCGGTGATTGTACCGGCATAGTCAGCGCCCTTCTGGGCGTACACAGCGCCGCTTTGAATGTCCATCAAACCAGAGGTGTAGATTTTACCGTTTGCGGACGTGAACACACCGAATGTGGTAGGCATGCCATCCGTTCCCTTGGTACCATCCTGGCCCTTTGCGCCACCAGCACCGCCGGTACCAGCTGCACCACAAGCGTAGGTGTATGCCTGGTTTTTGGTGGCGGTTGTTTCGATGATGAACACCTTGCCGCCATTGCCGCCGATGCCGCCATCGTTATCCTTCGGGTCGAACGAATCACCCCACAGCATATTGCCGCCACCGCCGCCCATGCCGCCGTTGCCGCCGCCAATCAGCGTGAGTTTGATAGCACCGGCTTGAGGCGCTGTCCAGGTACCGGAACCAGTCAGGATAACTTTATTCTGATACATGGAATCATTGGGAGACTGCACCAACTCGGACGGGCTGGAACGCATAACACCATCTTCTAGGGTAAGCTGCTGTTTGTACAGTCGGGCGGAAATGGTGCTTTTGAATTGCGTGTCTACCGCCTGGATGTCGCCGCACTCGCTGGATGGATTGCCTCGGCTCTTAACATTGAACGATCGTCCGCCATACTCGAATAGGCAGGAAATAACAGCCTTTCTAGCGTCCGCTTCCGTGTGGATAAATGGGTTGTCCACACTCAGGGATACTTCGGATTCGGTGTTATTTCCGGAAAACGTAACTTCGTTGTTGTTGTCCAGCTTAAACGTGATATCTGCAATATCATCGTTTGCCGACATTTCAGGGTATTCGTACATATTATCCAGGGTGATTCTGTTCCCTTCGTCCTGGGCCAGCTTGCCGACACGCAGGTAGCCGGTCGCAAAATCCTGCCGGGGCCATGCGTTGATTGCCATGCAGAGGAAGCGTAGCATCTCGCCGCACTTTTTGCCCTTGATATCGTCTTTAGTGGCTGTAATGGAAATGTCCTTTACAGCATCTTCTACGATGTAGTTTGTGCGGAAGTTTGTGCCTAAACTCGCCATGATAGCCTCTACCCAGCCGGATACTTTCGTTGGCAGGGTTTCGGGGGCGATGAAATTCCTCTTGGTCAGCGCTCCGATCACATCCACCAAGGACCATTCAACGGTGAGGTCTTGGAGTTTCCAACCTGCGCTTTGCTGGTAGTAGGTGCCACCTGGCAACCATTCGACGGTCCCGTCTTCCAGGTATAGACCAAGCTCCACGACGATTCTTTGCCGATCTTCGATAGATGTAAAAATCGTGTTCGGGGCGTAGGGGTCGAAACGATGGTCTTTATTTTCTACCCGAATGTCACAGGTCGAATACGGGATTTTCAGCCCAGAAAACGTCACTTCCGTTAGAATATCCACGGACTGCAAAACTTTCGTGTCCCACGTTTCGTAGAGGCCGAACAGTAGGCGCAGAACCCGGACAACACGGTTAGGCAGGGACCATTTTTTAATAGTCAGCCGCGCCCGTGTGGGATAGTTCACCGTGAATCCGTCAATCGCTACGCTGGTATCTCGGTTGTTCGTCACAGCCCTGGTATACAGAAGGTTATCGTCGCTCCAAACATGGATTTCAAACTCGGTTGGGTATCCGTCCGCTGATTTGCTAGAAAACTGCGTTGTGACGGCCTGTAAAATCTCAATGTTGGACACTGCGATTTCGATGTAGGGATAGGGTTCAGAAAAGCTTCCGTCCTGGCCCGATAGGGTCTCCCCTTCCCAGCCAACCTGTCCCCGTCTATCCGCCGGGTCGCTGGGGCGGATGGTAAAACTACCATCCAGTACCCAGCGATTCAGTTCCAGTGTTGCTATGGTATCCGGACTTTCATCGTTGCCACGATCAGCCACCTGGGCAGCGTTGGAGATAGGCCCTTCCTCATTGGGAGTGATGCTATTGATGGTTGCATCTGGGTCTACCAGGTCGAACGCTACCCGGACTAGCTGTTTTCTGGAATCAGCCACGACGGCGGCATCGTATTCTGCGCTGTGTTTAATCATGGCCGTCGATCTCCTCAAATACCAGTTTGTACCCGCCCCAAGTGGGACCGGCGTCTCCCCAACGGGTGAGCGTGGGTTGGGGTTGCTCTACCAGGTGGAACCACCCCTGCACCAGCTCCTTCCCGCCGGTAGAGGGCAGGAAAAAGAGCTGATGCCGACGCTTCGCTTTCATGGCCTCTGCAATCCGTTGCATTGTAGCATAGTCGATTGCAGACCATTCCAGTTCCACGTGCCAGATGGTGGCGCGAACCTCTTCGATACGCCGCCCGGAAATCATGCGCTCTGAGACGCCTAGCTCTTCCTCATAGGCGGTGTAGTCCCCCTCTTCCAAATCTTCGACTTCGATTCCATCAATAGAAAGGAACATGTTGCCAGTATCTTCGTTCATTTTCCCACCCCCTTAATCGCTTACTATGCGCGGACTTTGGTCCTCCACAGCTCGGATATCATCAATCAGGCCACGGGCAACCTCTTTGCCGTTCAGGTTCAGCACGATTTCCTTGCTTCGTCCCTGGGCGCTGGATGCTAGGACAATGGCATTTGCCAGTCCGGTCATATCCTCGGTTTTTAGAGATGCGGCCTGTGCCGCTTTGTCGTTCACCGTGCCGGTCAACCGTCCGGAAAAACCGGAAACTTCGGCGTTTACTGCACTGGAAACCACGTCGGCAGCGTTGATTCTATCCAGTTCTGCCAGGATGCTATCAGATACGGATTTTGCTATTGCAATAGCCCGCTCCCCACTGATAGCCAAGCCGTCACAGAAAGCATCCATAGCTTCCTGCCCAGCAGGCTTAAACTCATCCGGTAACTTGTCCAGGTATTCGTCATGGATAGCGTCGATTTCCGTCTGGTAGATGGATTGGGCAACTTTTTTAGATGCTGCTTCCTTCTCCTGCCACAAGGCCATATAGTTTTCGTACTGATCGTCTGCCATACCCAACAGGGCGTTGGCGTACTTCATGGCCTTTTCTTGGTCCAGCCCAAGAACTTCGTCAAGCAAGCTATCCGCAATGCCACGGTCTTTTAGGGCCTGGATGGTATCGCCATACTTGTTGATAGCGTCGATACTCTGTTGCAGGTTTGTCAACTGGAAGAAATCATCTTCCTCGGTGAATAGATCAACGTCGCTTAACTTGCCCTGCAAACTATCCCGGCTACTTTCAACAGCGTTCAGTGCTTTTTCGTAGTTGTTCTTGATTTCGTTCAGGGCATCCGCTTGGGATTTCAAGGCTTCCTTCTGAGCCGCTTCCTGCTTTTGGAGCTGTTTCTCATTCCAATCTTCATTCAGCTTGTCGATATCAGCCTGAATCTTTTCCTTGTCCTTGATTTCTGCCTTGGCTAGTTCGTCGTTCTTTTCCTTTAGGTTTTTCTTGTACTCAGCTAATTCTTTAGCTGCTGCACGTTCATTAGCCGCCGTTTCGATTTTTTCAATCTCAGCGTTTAGCTTTTCGACCTCTTTGGAAACGATGTTAGCAACGTTTCTTGCTGCATCACGGGCTAACTTGATGCTTTCTTTCAAGCCATTTGCCAAGCCCTGAATGATGTTCACACCGTATTCATAGAACACCTTAGACGGCGAATGAATCCCTAAAAGGCTGGTAAATGCGCTCTTGATTTGCCCAGCAAAGCTTTTGATTTTGCCAATGGCCGCGCTGATCTTGCTGGAAATACCATTGATTAGTCCCTGGATGATGTTGGCACCGATGGATTTCAGCTGTCCAGGCAACGAAGATAGTGTCGATTTGATGTTGTTGCCAACCTGCACCATTTTAGCTCTGGCCTGGGATGCCATCTGAGAACCCCAACTAATCAGGGCGGAAAGAGCACCTGCTAAAGCGCTCTTAATTTTGCCTGGGAGGGTTGAAAAAAATGTGATAACCGCGTTTACGGCGTTGCTTGCCGCCTGCCGCATGTTGGCTATCATCTGCGATCCCCAGCTACGAACAGCGGCACCAGCCGTTGTTAGTGCGCTGGTGATTTTACCAGCGAGATTCTGGAACCATGTAACCACCGCATTAACCGCATTGGTTACGGCGTTCACCATCGTTTGCTTAACGTTGTTGCCCCAGTTGCGGATAGCAGCACCAGCCGCCGTTAAAGCACTGGTAATTTTGCTTGCCAGCCCGGAAAACCATGTAACAACTGCATTGATAGCGTTGGTCACAGCGTTTACAAGCGCTTCCTTCGCCGAGGTGCCCCAGTTGCGGATAGCTGTCCCCGCCGCTGTCAATGCGTTAAAAATGGCATCCGGTAGATTCTGGAACCAGGTGATTACCGTTTGGATTGCGTTGGGTAAGGTGGTGCCGAAAAATGTAATCAGCGCACCAATTACCGTTACAACGGCGGTAATTACGTTTGCCAAAAATTCAAGGGCAGCACTGAGAGCTGTGATAGCTACCGTTGCTGCAATTTCGGTAAATTTCTGGAAAAACTCACTGATTGCCGCCGTTCGTTCTGGTGTAAAAACCTTGCCTATGGCTTCTCCTAATGTGGAAAATGCCGATTTCACACCTTCAATGGGGCCAGAAATCCAGCCTGCAACGTCGGGGAATAGGTTGCTCAGCCCATCCAGGATGAGGTTTCCTAAATTGCTGAGAATTCGTCCGATAGTTGACCCGACGTTTTGAACGGCTGTAACAACGCTCTGGACTAGGTTCTGTGTAAGCGCACCAAGGTCTGCGTCTGGGCTTGCAAGCCCGACGAGCCAGTTTTCCCAGGCACCCTTCATAGAGTTTACGCTACCCTCGATGGTGGTAGCTGCTTCCTTCGCCGTGGTGCCAGTGATTCCTAGGTTGTTTTGTACCTCATGGATAGCCTCGATCATTGTCGCGAACGACACATTATCCAGACTGCTGATTTTTTTACCAAGGACGCCTGAATCGTTGATTAGGCGAATCATTTCTGATTGCGTGCCGCCATACAAGTAAGTTCAGTACAGTTTGCTAGGCTGTACCCGCCTTTCGGCTGCTGCATGTTTCCATGCAGATCAGACTATCTCTTGACCGTTTCCGGCCCCCTGCGCTTCCGCCCGCTTGGGCGTACTCTACTCTGTTCCGGGTTTCCCCGTCATTTCGATAGTCGTTACACGTTCACTAAAATTCTTTTTCCATCAACGTAGTCGAATTTGTACCCCCTAGTCTTACCACGCCGCCCTATCGTGCCAGTTTTAAGCATATGCGAAATAGAACTGATTGATAGGCCGAAGAAAGTAGCTGCATCTGTGATTTTGTTGAAATATAACACATCATCAACTTCAAGCCACTCTCTATGACCGCCGCCACGCTTTTCCCTAGATTCCTGGTAATGGGTTGCCTTTATTTTCTGGCTTCTTACTCCATTTGTGTTGAATCGGGAATTTTGTTCGGAATAGGTTGCCCAACGAAGATTTTCAAGGGCATTGTTTTGTCTATCGCCGTCTTTGTGGTCGATGGTCGGCTTGTTGCCTGGGTTTGGGATAAAAGCCGTAGCTACAAGTCTGTGTATCGGGCGTTTTGCACCCTTACCTCCTTGCCACAAGTCAACGTACTTATACCCATTTGCCTTATTCGTATACATCTTTTTGATTTTTCCGGTTTCGTCATTTCTGACTTCGCCGAATTCGTTGATGGAATAGTTTTCAAATCCATTGATTTTTACCCACATAGTAAATACCTCTTTCCTGGTTCTTTCTAATTTTATTTTACTATGCAGAAACGAAAAATCAATAAGTTTATTTAGTTTTTCGCACGGTATTGCCCACAGCATTATCCGTTTGGGGTTTCACCGTTTTCACAGGGTTTATACTGGGCAATGGTATGGCACTGTCTACCCAGTTTTAGGTTATCTAACATCGTGTAGTTTTGCTTAGCAAAACCTTGGTAGGCGTCCTGTATGCTCTGCATGTCGGTGCCCATTTTGTTTGCATTGTCCGACATGTCGGTGATAGCTCGGTTTGCTATCTCTGCCGCTTTGTTTACGTCACCGCCCAGGCCAGAAACCAGAGACGCGGCGAACGATGTAGCCGTCTCCATGTACTGGTTGGCAGAAAGCCCGGCTGTTTTGTAGGCGTTAGCGGCGTACTGTTGCATCGTGCCGCTAGCTTCCTTGAATAGGGTATCAATGCCGCCTACATTCTGCTCATAGGAAGCGTAGGCTTCGACGGCCTGTTTGCCGACGTCGATCATAGCCTCGCCGAGTTTTTTAACGGCTTCAACGGCCAACTCAACGCCTTTGGCGGCAAGGTTGCCCATGAAGGTGCCTTTGAAAATATCACCGAATTTGCTGGCACTACCACCAGCTTCATCCATCTGGTCCCCGGCATCATCGGCAGCATCGCCTAATCTGTCCAGGTCCTCCTCGGCATCATCAGCGGAATCACTCAACCTGTCCAGGTCCTCGCGTAGATGGTCCGCGCCGTCCGAGTTTGTGCTAAATGGGTCGTTTCGCAGTTCATCGAACGATGATTCAAGATCATCTAGGTAGGAATCCATATCGTTCAGCGAATTGCCCAGGTTTTGGGCACCATCCGCCGCCGTGGAAAACGGATCGTTGTTCAGTTCATTCAGTGAGGCATCGATTTCGTCCAGGTAGGTATCAATATCCCCAAGGGAACCAGAAATACCCTCTGACATGCCCCGCGAAGCGCTAGAAACAGTCTCAAACGAACCAGTGATACCCTTTAGGTTGTTTGCTAATGCTTCGGCAGCAGATGAAACTTGTTTGAACGAGTTTATTACTTCGCTGGCATCACCGTTAATTTCGATGGTAACGGAACCATCAGCCATTTACGTCACCACCTTAATCACCTTTCCCCTTCTGTTTGACGTATTCCTCTGCCTCCTGGTATCTCCTGTTTATCTGCGCTAACAATTCGGCGTCGCGTTCTTCCACCGTCATGTGCTTTTTGCGGTCTACGGTATCCTTGATGGCGTAGATTTCGCGCATTTTCTTGAAATGCTTGCGGCGCGTCCGGTCCAGCTTGTTTAAGTCCGCCGTTCGGTACATTATCCGTTGCATAAAATTGCTTTCGTGCGGAAGATTGAACAGCAGGCGGCGGAACTCCCACCAATGTAAGTCTGTTTTGGTAAGGTCGATGTTGTAGTAAGTAAGAAAAGAGGAAGAGATAGCTTCGGCATCCTGCTCAAAGTCGTATACTCTCCCTCCCTTCTTCTTATCCCCTTGTTTTGGTTCTCCGTCGGCTTGATTGTACCCACGGAAAAAGCCAAGCATGGCATCAACAGCAGTTTTAACATCGGCAGGGACAGAGCCTCGGTAAAAAAGGGATAATAGCCCGGCAACGTCCGGTTTTTCTTCCTTCAATACCTCTAGTTCTATCGCCACTCCGACGCGGAAGCTAGGGTCTATCGGGACCCGCTTCCCGTTGACTTCAACATGATCCGGTAGCGCTCGAAACGGGTTAGTTCGCATCGGACTTGCGCGGCTTCACCCGCTCGGCGGCTTCTGCGCGGCGTCGTGCCCGTTCCTCTGCGCGTCTCTGCTCCCGATTGGTGGGGGTAGCGGCAGCGCCAGGCACAGGAAGCCCGTTCGCGATGTCCGTGATGGAAGCCATCTCTTCTGCCACCCGGCGGACGAAATCGCCGTATGCAAACACGATAGCTTTCAGGTTGCTTCTGGGACCGAAGCACTTGTCAGAGGTACCCTCTCCGATAATGGTATCGAAGAAGTCTTGAATTAGTTCACACATGCCTTTCATGTAGGCAGTGACATCCTTGGGCAGTGCTTCGGTTTCCTTCTGCACACGTTCCAGCTCATTGATAAACAGCTCCATGTTTACCGTATCGAAAGTGTCATACTCCACGGCAACGCCGTTGATGTTATAGGTATCCATGCTTAATCCTCCTTATATTGGTTACACGTCGGCGGAATAGGTGTACTCGGTGGGGGCGGCAGTTGCCATGATATCCACATCGATCTCAGCGGAAGCGCCTGCCTCGCCGGAACCATCCGAGTTCACGATAACGGCAGCGGTGCCCTTTTCACCCTTGCCAGTCAGCAGGGAGAAATAGACGTAGGGCACGATAACGGCCTGACCGGTGCCGAACTTGATAGCGTGAGACAGGGCGTAGTCCTGGAAATCATCGCCAAACATGCGATCACCGGTGACGTTGAACGTGCGCTGGGTAGCGGTCTTGGTGGTCACTTTGCCGTTGCGGATGTAGGTCTTGTCCTCGCTCTCCGGGTTCAACTGAGAATCCACGTTGGTGATTCCGCCTTGGACAACCACATAGTCGCCGATTTTGCCAGTGGGAGAAGAGGCAATGTCAACAGCCAGGACAAAATCGTCGGCGGTGGCAACGCCGGAATAGGAAGGAGACGGCTCCTTGCCCGTCATAAGGGTAGAAAGTTTCATTTTTTCGTTTCCCCTTTCAGTTGGAAAAATAGTCCATAGTCATCAGAATCTGATGATCTTCGGTGTTATCGTCGTATCGGGCGAACATTGCCGCCCTGGTGTTGCAGGTAATTTTAGTTGCCTGTTTCCCATCCCCCAGATAAGGCAATGGGCGGCGGGATACGGCCCAGTCACCAATAGCATCCAGGATTTCATCAGCTTTCAACCGGTCGTTGTTGCTGGACGGTTGCAGGCGATAGATGATTTTGAATTGATACTGCCCCTGATACGCCCCGCGAACGTATTCCTTGGTTTTGTAGGCCCCTTGGATAGTAGAAAGCGCCATACCAGGCTGATCGGAAGGAAGATACTCGAAAGCGATATTAGCAGGCTTATTTTCGTGCTGATTCAGCCAAACCAGCAGTTTTCTGGAAATCTGGTCGGTTTCCGCCTTGGATACCATGCGTAATGGTTTATCATCCATTCAATATCGCCTCCTTGTACTTCTTTACCCAGTTCGGCAGATTCATAGCCTTGGAGGCATCAAACCAATGGCTTTGCGCCTGTCCGTGCATTGCCTTGGTGAACACCAGGCTCTTGCCGTTTGCCACCTTAGTAGCTCCTGGTCTGGCCCACGGGCTTCCGGTATCTGGATCGACCAATACCTTCCCTTCCCACAAAAAACGGGCATACGGTCCGGGGTATACGATGGTATCCCCCTGCACCCTAGCTCGTCCCGCAAGGGAACCTGTAAGGGCTGGAACAAACTGGTCGGTGTCTTTCATGGCTTCGTTTGCCAAGACCTCCTTGGCCCTGTCTGCACGCTGGGCGAACTTGGCGGCGTCAATTTTTACATCAACTTTAACGCTAATCATCAACGCCCTCCGATTTCAAAATGTTTCATCTCTTCCGAACCGAAATCCTTCGCATCCACCGAATTGATTCTGTATACATCATCGTGTGTGCGGTTAAGCCACTGAAAATCCTTCTCAGGCTCGATTACTTCACCCTTGATGATGAATGTAGAAACATCGGTAGGCGGCGCAGAATCCAGCGTCCACAGGCCGCTTTTATCGGCGGCGGCATGGTATTCCTTCGGGGATACATACCGTTTGATTTCGGCGGTCTGCCCGTCGTAGGCTTTCACGCTGAACGGGATGTATACCGTCACCGCGTCGGCGTTTTCCATGCCGGAAGAACGGACGTTTGCGGCCTTGGCAGCATCCAGCAAAACTCCCTCTAGCACCGTGATATTAGTCACTTGCTCGAATGTTACCTGATCCTCAGTGATGATATACAGGGTGATGGTATGTGGAAACATCGTCACCAGCAGTCACCCCACTTTGCCATCGGGTAGCCGGTAGCCTGCAAAAAGCCGGTACCTTGCAGGTAGATTAACAACGCGCTTTTTTTGCGTGCTGTTAGCAGTTGCAGGTCTGCCGCGCTTAGAGTTTTGGTACCGTAGCTCCGAGACCATCCCCCCACCGATTCGCTAGAGATGGAACCGGTGGAGGAAAAGGTCAGGGCGTTCAGCCTGTTTTCATCCTGGAAAATTTCGGCCAGTTCGCAGGTAGCCATTTGAACCGCCGTCAAATCGTCACCAGTTGCCGACATAGCTTTCCCACTAGTGGCGGCGTTGATGTAGGCAGTAGCACGAGTAGCAAGGCCGTTGAAATCAGCTTCTTCAATGGCGTTGCCGCCGTATTCGTTCCTGTAAAACTCATAGGTTGCGTAAGCCATTGATTAACTCCTTTCTCAGGCTACCTTGATAACGTAAGTCTCATCCATGCGCTCGAAGGAGGGCAGGACGATTTCGGAGACGGTGGTCTTGGTGTTCACGGGGTCAGAGGTGGTAGTCACCGCAACGGCAATGCCGGTATCAACCAGGGACACATCGGCATCGGTCTTGCCCATCAGAGTGCGTTCCTCAGGGGTGGTGCCGTACCAGGTAGAACCCAGTGCGCCCTCAGGCAGCAGGGTAACCATATCGTCGGGATAGAACTTGTGAGCAGTGCCAGCCTCATCCTTGTACTGCTTGGAGTACACGATGACGGTCACGCCAAGCTCGTTCTGGAACAGCTCATTCACTCGTGCGTCGGTCATAAACACGTTGGCGGTGATGTTCCGGGCCAGCACGGCGGACTTGATCTTAGCGTTGGCTTTCAGGTAGCCCATGGTTTTCTTGCTACACAGCATGATGGTGGGCCGGGTGCCGGTATTGGATTCAACAGAATCCAAGGCGTCCTGAATGTCGCTCATGGGGTTGGCGGTGTCGGTAGCGCTCCACTTCTTGGTTGCGGTGGTGATAGCGTTGTAGTTGTTGGTCTTGTAGCTGCCGTCGGTGTCGTAGTTGTAGGAATACTGCACACCACCGGCTTCCAGGACGATTCTGGGGGAACCGTCGGTAACAGGGGCAAGCAGCTGCATACGCATACGCTCAGCCACGACGCGGGCACCCTCAACCAGGGTGGAAGCATCGTCGTAGATGGAGGACAGGACAGAGGCCAGGTAGGGGTCATTTCCGTCGATGATACGCATGATCTCCTGCTCATCCTCTTCCTTCACCAGCATGGACTCACGGAAAAAGGCCATCTGGGTCTCATCGACTTTGATACCCTCGCGGCTACGCAGGGTAGACTTGGCGTCGAAGTTGGAGGGGGCCAGAGAAACGGGCAGGCCCTTGTGGGACTTGATCCACTTCAAATCCAGGCCCATCTTCTTCTTGGCAGGAAAGAAGCCCTCACCCAGATAGGCCATACGGTTAGACGCAGCTTCGGTCTGCTGCACGGCAATAGCGGCAGCGCTGAAAACATCAGAAATGTTCATCTTTTATCCTCCTTCCTTACATGAATACGACGTTCTTCATAGCGGCCTTGGCGGCAGCATCCACGGTAACACCGGAATGTGTCTGCGCCTTGGCGGTGTTGATGTAGCCGCCGATTACGATGGTGCCCTGGGGTCGATCCTCGTAAACGTCACACAGCAGGACGCCGACGGCGGTAGAAGTCTGACTGCCGGATTCGCCGGAAGTCGCGGCTTTCTTGCCATCCGCCGCCATAGGAGTGCCAGCCTTGCAAACGCCGCTGGTAAATGCGGTAGAATCCAGAGTAAGGGCCTTGCCCACATACTCGGAGTTGTACAGGATTTCCACATCCGAAGGTGCGGAAACCTCAGAGTATTTCATGGTACCCAGTGCCATATTTTTCACTCTCCCTTATATTGCGACAGTACGTCGCTGTACGTTTTGTTGTTCTGCGCGGTAGCCGCACCGATGCTTTTTGCAAGAGCGATACCGATGTTTTCAGTACCGTTGTCCTTACCACCCGCTCCGACAGGTCGGCCAAAGGAAGGGGTAGGCTTATCAGATGCAAAAGCGCCGGGGTCAGCCTCGCGCTGTGCTTTCAGGAAATCGTCGAAACCTTCCAGTGCGCCGTCTTTCAGGGTCAGGCCCTTGGCTTTGAGTTCGTCTCGGAACGCCCTCTCGGCGCTCTTGGACGAAAACTTGACGTTTGCGCCGGTGATAGCAGCAGAAGCAGCAGCGGAATAGTCTCGCTCCGCAATCTGCGTCTTGTAGGCTTCCGTGTCTTTGTCGTACTTGGCTTTCAGTTCATCCATCTGGGCTTTGATCTCATCGGCAGAACCGGCGTTCTTTTTCAGCTCTTCCAGGTCTTTGTCCCGGTCGGCAAGCTGGGTTTTTAGGTTTTCGGCGTCCGCCTTGGCAGCTTCGGCCTTGCCTTTCTCCCGTTCAATGTCTTTGCCGTTCTCGGTCAGAACCTTGTCGATGATTTCATCTTCCAAACCAAGTTCTTTCAGATATTCGCGTTTCATTGTTCTCTCCCACGACTACGCTTATTTACGCGGGTTGCATCCGCTGTCGCCCGTAGTTTTACGACGTCGGGGCGGTCAAAAATAAAAAAATAAGCCAAAAACCAACGTTTTAGTTGATTCTTGGCTCAAAGGCTCAGGTTATTTGGGTTTTATTTGCTTTGCTTTGCTTCTTTTTGCTTACGTTTGCTTTTTGTTTGCTTACGTTTGCTTAATTTTGGTTTTGCTTGGTTATTCGGCCCATTTGATTTCACCGTACCAATCGCAACGTCTACCGTTGTTTTTGCCGGTGCATTTTACCAGGACACCGCAGGCTCCCGGCTTTACCGGGTGAATCTTCTTCCCGCATTCGGGGCAACAGAACCAGGTTTGTCCGTTGATGGTTTTAATCATCGTCTTCCTCCGGGTCTGTGCCAAAGTACAGGTTGAAGAACTCTTTCATAGCCTCCACCTGTTCCGGGCTTGTGCCGTCAAACTCAACGGTAGCGACGCGGGTGGCATCCTCTACCTTTTCAGCTACGGTAATCTTCAATATACCACCTTAGTCCTTTCACGCTGCAACGGCAGGTTGGCGGCTTCGCTGAATAGCCTGTATTCACGGTTCAGTAGGCGTATCTTTGCCCTTGCCGCTGTTGCGTCCTTGGCGGCTTCCTCTGTTCCCAGGGCTTCCGCCGCTTTCTGTATGCGCTTTTGCTTCCTGATAGATCGTTCTATCTCCCTTTGCTTTTGGGACGCCTGGTACTGGTCGTATGTGCGGCCCTGGTATTCAAATGGTGGTTGATCTATCTCGCGTAGTTGTTTATCTGTGTAGGTTCTGGATGATACCCCTTCAATATATGGGTAGTAATGGTGTCGGCAGTTCCAACCACCCAGTCCCGGCCCTGTGCCGTAGCCTGTAACCTCCTCAAAGTCCGGGTGCCGCGTATCCTTGGGTTGTCCCGGCTTGTTCCAGGCGTACACCCTGCCTTGCCATGCGGCATGGTTCTCTGGCCCGTTACCTGTGTTTCTTGCGCCGCCATGGGCGGACACTTCGACTAGGTTAGTGTTCAATCGCTCCATGCTCTGCTCTGCATAGCGCTGGCAGGTTTGATTCACCCCAGTCATAACGGCGCGTCGAGCGGCTACATCTGCCTGATCGTAGTGTACCCGCCCATTGGATTCGTAGCGGATAGACGTTAAACCACCGGCGGCAAGCTGCTTTGTGGCGTGGGCTATCGCTTCGTTATAACTGATAGTCCCGGACATAACTTCTGTTTCCGCCATATCCAGCGCCCATTGATAGGCTTTCTTGGGTTCCAACCACTTAACAACCTTGCCGTTGCGTCGGACTGCAAAGCCTATTGATTGAGTTAGGTTTCGCAGTTCATCTTTGGTCTGCCGCCTGATAGCCTCAACGTCCACATCATCAACAATGTGGCGCGGGGCTGTAATATCTGCTGCCGTTGCTAATGTACCGTAGTATTTGCGATTGCGCTCTACTACGCCATCCATGATAGCATCTACCTTGTCCAGGCTGGTTTGCGTAGTCTCTGCAATGGCTGTTGTGATTTCGTCTAGCGTTATCCCGTGGGCACGCAGTTCCCGGATATCCTCGACAGTCACCTGGTTCAAGTCCCCGGACACCACCAGCCGCCAGCAGATTTCTTGTAGAAGCCTATCTTCCAGGCCCCGGAATAGCTCGGCGATAGGCTCAGGCAAGGCATCCAGAACAGCGGGACTGAATGGGTACTTCATTATTCAAGTTCCCCTTGCGGCTCATCGACCATTTCCTCCATCCCCGGTAGCATAGCTTTGGCAGTCTCTTCATCCTCACCGAAATGCTTCTGCCGGAACTCATAAGCGTTAAGAATACCAGCAGATACAAGTTGCAGGTCAGCCGCCATTTCTGCGCGGTTGCTCTCAGGATCATCGAGTACACCATCGCCGAAGCTGAGATGCAGCTCATAGTCCCCCTGAGGGGCCAGGGCGTACAGTGTAGCGTATACATCCATCGCATATACCAGATCGTCCAGGGCATCCCCAAACGCCTGCTGAATGTGGCTCTCGGTAATGTACTGCCTCTGCTTGCTGGCCAGGATTTCCGTCGATGTTTTTTCCACGCTGGACGGGTCAGAAATCGTTCCATAGGCTAGTCCTGTCTGGAATTCGATTTGTTTCAGGATGTTTTGAAAGCCTCTGTAAATGGCATCATCCCGGAACGCCGGGGAAAACTCTTTGAAAAAGTCTCCATCCTGGGACATAAACGGCCCAAACTCATAGAGCCGATTTCGTCCGAAATCACGGGCGTTCCCGCTGGTGTATTCTGCAAAAATTTTGCGTTCGCCTGATTTGAATTCCCACCACAATCTATCCCACTGTTCATCTGCATCCTTTACTAGGCCGACGATAGAACCGCCGTACACAGATACACCCAGGCGGCTATCGGTGTCGATGTTGTTCGCAACAGGCGGGGTAAAGAAAGCAAACAGCGGACGTTCTACGCCGTCGAGCGTGGTTTCATCGTCCAAGGTTGCCCAGGCAGGGACCGTATCGAGCGGCACTTCCTCGCCCACTGTTCCGTACTGGTTGGACTTGTGGGCCTTGTTCCGCACAACGTAGGCCGTGCGTTCTCCATCTCTCACAAACTCATGGCTTTCCAGGCGGACGTACCATTTACCGGCCAGCTGCACCCGTTCGCGAAATACGCCACCGGTGCATTTGCCTGCTTCATCGAAGTTTGTAGGTTGAAATGCCATGATGCTAGAAGCGTCGACTTTCAACACACCGTTGTACACATAAGGCCGAAGGGCTAACCCACCAAGAGCAAGCCCCATCTCTAAGTTTTTCTCAAAGCTCCGAGCGGCATCCTGGAAACACGCATCCAGGAACTCAGCCCGTGCCCCGCCTGTAACTGTGCCGTTAAACTCTACCAGCGCAGGCCGTGCCATTTCGCGGGCGATAGCGGCAGGCAGGCCGAGCGGGATAATGTCACGTTTGGCCCACGGCGGTTCATTGATGTACATAGAATACCACAGGTTGATATTCTGCTGCATCGCGGTACCAACCGCCGTATCTACGCCGAAATCTTTTTTAGCAGCAGCAGTGGGAAACAGCCAGTTTTTCAAATTTCGGAACGTCCTAGCAAAAAAACTTTCCATTAGCGCACCTCCCGCCGCATTATCGTATACACGAAGTAGCGTATCATATCCATTGCGTGGTCCGATTCTTTAACTACCGCATCGGCTTCTTTTTTTTCATCCCAGCAGTAGGAACCGAATTCATCAAACGTATTTTCACAGCTGGCATCGAACAGGATTCTACCAGCTAACAGCAGGCTACCAGTAAGGCGGATGCCATCTAACACTGAATTATTGGCATCCATCACAGCAAATTTGCCGCGCCGCCGCAGTGTTTCTTTGAAGGATGCTGCCGACGGATCGACGATCACCCGCTCTATCTGGTACCCTTCCGCAAATGCTTCCAGATCGTCGGCGTATTCCTCATCCGTTTTCTGGCGCTTCTGCTTTCGCCCATCGTAATAGTATTCTTTCAGCATCACAGCTTTACCGTTTCGCAGCTGCCACAGCCCCATAGCCGTAGGGTTCAACGTGCCGTAGTCGATGCTGATATAGTACACACCGCCGGAGTGTTGTTCCGTGGCTATGTGCTTCGCCTTGTCGAACATCGGGTAAACCAGGCCGTCGGCTACGCACCATTCGCCCAGGATATAGCGGCGGTAGAACACACCTGCATACATGGATTTGTATCGCTGGACGATTTCAGGTGCAAGAGCCGGGTTGTCATCCAGAAGAAAGTGCAGATGCAAGGCGTTCTTTTCCCCAGCTTTTTTAATCCATTCTTGGTAGAACCAATGGGAAGGGGGGCCAGGGTTGCAGTTGAACCACAACCGGGAACCAGCAATAGAACACCGGGCAAGCGCCTGCTCCACGAAAGAACGGGGTTGAAGCGCCACTTCGTCCAGCAGCACCCCTGCCAGCGTTCGGCCTTGAATCAGCATGAACGAACCCTCATCCTTGCCGCCGAACACCTCAAACACATTTTCGTGTTCACCATCGTTGACTACCATGACTTTGTCCGTGCGTTTCCAGGTGACTTGATATTGGCTTGTTACCCAATCCACCTGCATATACGGAATGATGATATTTTTAACGGCGCTATCCACGCTTTTCCCACAGATAGCGAACCGTTGGCCGTCATAGCGGCGCATGGCATCATCGACAAATGCAATAGTCATCAAGGATGTTTTGCCCGAACGGATAGCCCCATCACAGATCAAGGCATTATATCCAGTAAACGGGAAAGCCAGGATTTTGCGCTGCTTTTCACTTAGCACAATCATCACCCGTTCTTTCCCGTTCCATGCGTTCTGCATCTTCTAACAGCGAACGGGTAAGATCATCAACCTGTTTCTTCCGCTTGCCGTAGCCCTTACCAACGGAAGCATACCGTTTTGCCAGGCTGTCACCAGCTTTCAACCGGTCGGCTAGGGAAGCATCTAGTCCGAATTGATCTTTTACCCGTCCACGCATTACATCCGAATAGAATTGCATCACTTCTTCAATGCCTGCAATGCGTTCTTTATCCATATTTGCTTGCAAATGTTCCAAATAAGCGGAAACATTAGGATTTTTTAGCACCTCATTTGCAGTAACAGGGGCGCTTCTCTCCGAATATCCAGCTTCAATTGCCGCCTTAGTCTTGTTCCCGTATTTCAGGAATAAATCAGCGAATTTCCGCTGTCTTAGTGTTAACCCAAACTCATCTCTTTTCAATCGGAATCACCGCCGTAAATCTGGGCCAGTTTCTTCACAATATCGGCTAACTGGTAGCTTTCCATGATGGTGCTGTCCCGCATACGTCCAGCAGCATTTTTCTTCTTTTCAGTAAGCACGAACTTAGTCACCATCCTTCCCGTTTTTTCGGAATACGCCTGCATCTGGTTCAGCTTGATAAACCGCCCCTTTTGGCATAAGGCGGTTTGCAACTTAGTCGCAACCTTTCTTAGATTCATCGTTATTCCTCCTGCGCCCGTCTCTTCCGAGCTGTCAGGGCGGGTTTCCATCGCCCCAGCATCCGCAAATGCTAACCGCTATTCTGGTAGCAGGCCCCGGTAACTACCCGGATATAGGCTATTGCCAGCCCGCCATATTGCCCCGTCTTTCCGAGGTGCCAGGTGTTTCAGGGGATCACACCACAACCCATCCGGCGGCAGGAGTAGGATTTGAACCTACGCAGGCTATAGCCCATACCGCATTAGCAATGCGGCCTCTTTAACCAAACTTGAGTATCCCGCCGTATGCCTAACCGGAATCCAACCGGGGCCACCAGGTGAGTGATGGAGCTGCTTTTACAGGCCGCAGCTTACCGAAGGAGCATTCCCTATGGAAACAAAAAAGAGAACCGACAGAGCGGAAAGCCAGCTATTGGCTCCTGCACCGATAGCCAGCATATAGAAAGAACTCCCGGCGCAACTGCCGCATCTAAAACGCTGGTGACACACCCTTGCGTTATCCGGCGGCGTTCTTTCATATATCCCAACCTGCGCGGGTCGTGGCATCCCTACCGTGCCAGATAACAGGACGCTCGCCGCGCTTGGTTAGGTGCTGAAAAACAAAACACAAAATGATGGTAGGAGCAAAGCTTTCACCACCTTTCGTATTTTATTTTTTCCCTTTCGGGATGGTCCTGGGATTCGGGATTGAACCAAATCATACACACCAGCGCCCAGGATATGGAGGGCGGGGCAGGGGTGAAACCCCCGCCCCTATACCAAATAGGAGGGGTGGCTATTGCCGCCGCCACCCGGCGGAAGAAGCATGCGGAAGCCCGAAAGGACAAAGACTTCCTTGCTATTATTATACCATATTCTACCGTATCGTTCCACGAAAATCTGTGTTTTTGCCGAATCTTTGGACAATATGTCCATCTGTTAATCAGCATATTTGAAAATCACGCCGTCGATGAACGACTTATTTCTAATTCGTCTGTGCAAGCCGCTTGTGGATAGGTAATTTTCCCGCGCAGCAGCCCTTGCACTGGGATAGAATTTCAGCACCTTCCCCCATTTGTCCGTCTTGGCCACAATTCGGCAATTTGGGCTTCTGCGCTCCTTGTTGAAGTCCGCCCTTGTTACAAACTCCAAATTATTTACCGCGCAATTTTGATAATTTCCGTCCTTGTGCCGCAGGATCATGCCCTCCCGTTTCCCGCCAAGGAAAACATCACACACAACGTCTTTTACTCGAATTGTTTTACCGGCAATTTGAATAGTGGCGTTTCCGTTGTGCGACTGTTGGCGCATGATTCGTGGATTTTCGGCCCTTTCTCTGGAATGGTCCCAACGTTGTTTTATCCAGCTTCGGATTTCGCCGAAATTAGAAACATCATACCACCCGTCAGTGCCGGGAATCGGCAGCCACACCTCTCTCAAGCCTGCCCTCCAATTCTATCAAGCAGGGCCACAAGACCCCGCACTTCCAACGGATCAACACCCGTTTCCTTCTTCAACTTATCCAGGCGATAGGTGATAGTGTGCCGGTGGCAAAATAGTTCCCGCGCCACCTTGCTAATCATCATCCGGTTCTTTTCGAGTGAAAGAAGAACCTTCTTGTCGAAATCATCCATATTATCCTCCCGCTTTTTTCAGCTTCCAGAAATCATTGATAGCATCCCGGACCGGGTCTGTTTTACGTTGTGATCTAGCGTACTCTAGTATCTCCAAATCACGTTCATAATGTTCTTTGCACATCTGCCGTCCTGGTAGCGCTGGGCGTTCGCAGTAACGGCACTCCCCTACTGGTTTCCGTATATACCGTTCTCTGTGTTTTCTGTTGCGCCGCAACCTACATTCATTACAAAACGCCTGCCCTTTGTAGGCCGGTTTGCCGCACGCTGTACATAGCCCTGCCGCTTTTCGCTGCGCGTACAAGGTTTTCATACTTTCCCTGTTGCGCTCTCCCCGTTTTTTCTTTTCATCTTGGGATAGTTTGGCGTTACAGGCGTTGTTTAGCTCTACGCTGATGGACAGGCACTCTAGGCATTTGTACCGCCCAGGGGCGGCGCGTTCTTTCATGCAGCGAACGCACAGCCCCCTAGCTTTTGCCCATTCATAACTCTGCTTCTTATACCGCAAATCACGTTGCCTGATTTCCTGTGCTGTCAGGGCCATTATTCAGCGCCTCCGGTTATCAGTTCGGAGTACGGGAGTGTTTCAATCCAGCGGCAGAATTCCCTCCACTCGGTGAGCTTGTGGTTTTTTCTGGCGTGGTAGATGTTAGATAGCACTTCGTAATTGAGCTGCACAGTACGCTTCTGCAAGAAAGAAGAAGGAAGGAACTGGATGATCTTGTACCATGTTCTACGAGCATATTTGTGATCGCCACTATCCTTTAGCACGATATACTCATCTCTTAGGTCGTTGATATGGAATATAATTTCCATGAAGTGTGCGATCGAGTCGTCGTTATCCTCCTTGATATAGTCAACCGAGAAGTCGTCAAGAGTTAACGGACGGTTTGTAATTGTATGCATCGTGCTCTCACTGTTTGCGACCGTACCGACCTTGTAAGTGTCGAACTCCTTCCACCAGTAAAGAGGTGCAGTCACGTCCACATACACCACGATCATCCGCATAAATTTGCGGTGGTCAGTTCCGGCCCTGGCAAGACGCTGCATCAGCTCGAAGTCGTTCTTTCCGACGCAGAAAATGTCTTCTTTGAAGTAGTCCTCGTCTCCGCGTGGACAGCCTCCGTGAACTCCCACACGGCAATCCTCGAAACCGTCCACGCTCTTGCACAGTTGGCTGTCCGACCGTTCCCAGGAGTTCATGGGGTTTCGCATCCCCCGGATAGCGGCTTCCCAGCCAACTACCTCTGTGTGTTCAAACCAGATCATTGGTTCTCCTTTCCAACTTGTGCTTTTTTTGCACAGGTTCCTTAGTCTTTGTTTGCTAACTCCCCGGCAATGCTTCCATAGCCGCAGAGGTCGATGTAGTTGTCTGTGTGTTGAGGGTTCGCTTTGGCTCGTGCCACCTTTAACAGGGACATCATCATAGCCACGTCAAAGGGGGCGAAATCGACGCCTTTGTAAGCTGCCCAGAGGTTGGCGATATTCTGGAAACAATCTTCTGGTTCCCCGTACTGGTCGTTTCTCTCTTTGCACACGCACTTTTCAGCGGCATCCAGGATGGTTTTTCGGGTGGCTTGCACAGTAACTTTTTTCTCCGCCGCATCACTTGCGTTCCACAAATACCATGCGTCATCCATGTTTTTTGCCGCTTCTCCCATCGCCCCACATTCATAGCACATGATTCTATATTCCGCGAACATGAATCCTGCGATTTTATTTGTTTCCGAGGCTACACCTACGTTCTCAGAGCCACATTTCCAGCATTTTTTACGATTCATCATTTATCCCTCATTTCCAACTTTTTCATTTCAACGATAGCCAATGCCGCCTTGTGCATGGCCTTGCGTTCGTCCAGCTTTGCCACCACCTGCACGGTTTCCGCCGTGCAGATAATAGCCAGGGCCTCCAACCAGAACACCATCCAGGGGTGCGCTAACATCCATTCCATCAGTTCTCCCCCTCTCTTTCAAGCGCTTCTTCCAGCCGCTTCTTGTGCCTCTCCCACTTCCACACAGATATATCCGCATTGGGTTTCAGTTCCAGGGCGATAGCGCAAGAAATGACGTCGGTGTATTCTTCGTCCAACTTATCCAGGTAGCTCCTTCCGCCCTCTTTAACCGGGTTATCTCCCCGCAAAACTCTGGCGAGTTTCAGGGCGCAGTGAGCTAACTCCATGCACTCTTCCGCCAGGGCTTCATAGCAGGCAGCATAACCTACCGCGGCCGGAAACTGCTTCCAGCAGTTCATTTTATCCGGGATATTCACAAAACTCCTCCTCACAAATATCAACAATGTGCTCGCACAGCGCCGACGGGATAACACTACGCTCCACGCTGCCACGCAACCCCTGCGTCCCTGTTTTCGCCCCTCTGGGTGCTCTGATATGGCACGGGGCACCATTGCGGCAGGGTGGCTTAAACTGCGGGTCAGGGTGGTTCGTCCAGATATCAGTCGGTTTCATTCTGGCGTCCCCATACTGGCAATAGGTAACAGTGTAACGGGGCAGTCCCCGCATCCATGTCATTTTTCTCATCCCGCCGCGTGGATTTTCAATAAACCAGTAGCGCGGTTTTAATTCCCGTATCATCCGCAAAACATTCTGGTCTACGGAATCGCAAAATTTAGCGTAGTCGCTAACAGCGTCCAGGTTGCCGGTTTCCTGATTTTTCCGGCGATGGTGGCTAATAGCCGCGATGGAAAACGTGGCGCAGTCTGGTGATGCCCAGATAACATCCGGCCTACCGAATTTTTGCAGGATATCATCGGCGGTCAACCCAGCTATATCCGCGTACAGATCGATGTCCGGGAATTTTTTATCCCATTCGACGCTGTAAACGTCATGGCCGCGTTTCTCAAATGCCCGCCCGATGCTACGGGTCCCAGCAAACAGTTCCAGGATTTTCATTTTCTCCCCCTTTCTAACCGTGTCGATTTCAACACGGTTACGTGTTAGTTGTCATTCCACCACCGGCGGTTCCGGCATCGGCCTCCAGTGGGTCACTTCGCAGTCAACCCAACAGTTATAAACATCGTCCGGCGTGAAGCATCTGCTTTCCCACCAGCCCTCCGGAATGATGTAATCGTCACGCCCTTCATCATAACGGCCATACTCCCAGATATCATTCCAGATCCAATCGCTGTCTTCCTTAAACAGTGTCCCATCCTCATGGATTGCTGTTGCAATAAATCGCCTGCCGTTTCTCTCACAGACAATCATCACTTCGGTTTCTGGTTTTGGCAATCGTTCCTCCACCGGAATCCACCTAGTCCGTTGCAGTGCCTCCAGAATAGTCCGATACGCCTCCCTCGCCCCAGGCATGGGAGTGTTGTCTGCGTGGCGCTGGAGCCACGTTCTCGCCTCGTCAATCGTCATCGGAATCCCTCCTTTCTTCCGGCATCTTCCAGTCACAGGGGACAGTGGCGAACAAAGCACAGCACCCCTCGCTATTAACGAAACGGCAACTATCACAATTTGGTTTCTTGTCGCAGTATCCGCGCAACTGCTGGAACGCTCGTTCAATACAACTTCTCATATTTTCCCCTCCATCACACAAAAATTTTTGGTGGCTTTGGCATGTGCATCACCGTAGGCCGCCATAAATGCAGGCACAGGGGATGTAGATTCACATAGTCCGCCTTGGCTGGGTGGTACTCTACCACCATCTCGTCTTCATGGAAGAACATGTGCTTAATTTCGCACATTTCCTCCCATGTAGGAGCCCTCTTCCGCTTCCGGTTGGCCGGTGACACGCTAACATGTTCCCAGCCGCCGCCGTTGGATGCCACAACGTTGAACATTTTGCCGCCAACAGGCACCCGGAAGACGCCGTTTCCAGCGTCTCCATTGAAACCGTAGTATTTGCGTTCAAATTCCGTATCGCGGTATTTGTCCAGCGTCTTCAGATTCTTCATTCT